AGATTCTTTTCCACCAAATAAATTTTCTTTTTTAGATGATCCACCTTTTGCAAGAGCTACTCCCATTCCTCTAAGAGCAATTCCGCCTCCTCTAAATGGAGTTCTTTGATTTTGCACTTTAGCAATACCCGTTCCTTTAAATTGTTTTCCTAATCCTGACATTTTTTTCTCCTTATCCGTTTTCTTGTTCTTTGTTTGTTGTCGGTTTATTCGCCATAGTGCGAGCAACCGATTCTGCACTTCTCCCGACCACATAACCTCCGAGACCTATTTGTAGTAATGTCCAAACATCACCTGGTAGATCAATTGTTATAGCGGCATGAAAAAAGAACTTTATAACAGGTCCTAGGATATAATTCCAGACCAAAATGAATATTAATACATACATTAAAAGGGGTCTCCAAGAGGCTGTAAACCAGCCTGCTTTAGCTTCTGCTTCAACAACAGAAGCAGCTGCTTTTAATTCTTCCGTATGAGATTGTAATAATTGAGTTTGTAAATCAGCTTTTAATTTAGCTTGTAAATCTTTATCAGGTACTGCTTTTTCAATAGTGCTAAAAAGAATTTTAGCTAATGGAGCTATTGCACCTAACATTGGTAGCATAGCTTAATACCACTTAGCTTTTCTTTTTTTTTCTGGAAGCATTCTCTCTTGACCTTGAACTTGTTCTTCTTGTGTCTCACTATTAGAACTCATTTCAACATCAATACCACCTTTAAGGTATCCATCTTTATCTGTGAACATAGAGAAATCATAATTTTTCTCTTGTGATATTTTACTTATTTTTTTTGCCATATTTATTTTCCTCTTTTGGATTTACCAGCTTCAGAAAGAGCAATTGCAATAGCTTGTTTACGACTTTTTACAATTTTCTTAGACTTACCACTATGTAAAGTTCCAGTTTTATATTCGTGCATTACTTTTTTAACCTTTTTTTGTTCATTTGTCATCTTTTTCATTTCTATTTTCCTTGTTGTTTAAGTTTAGCCGCTAAAACTGTCTTTTCTAGCGATGTATTAGCTCGGAGTTTAGCTAAATGATCATTTTGAGCAAGCTTTTGACTGTCAGAAGCATGGTTCATCATAGTTTTCATCTTATCCAAGTTAATTCTATCTTTACCTTCTTGTTCTTTTCTAGCATTTTCTTGTGCTATAAGATCTAATTCTCTAGCTTTAAGTTTAGCAATAGGATCATTATCAAATTGAGAAGTAATTTTCTTTTCTTCGTTCATAAATTCTTCCATCATGTGAGCAATTAATGTTGCTTTTCTAGATTCAATTTTTTCTGAAAGCATTTTAATCTGCATTTGAACTTGTGGGTTCTGCATCATCTGAGGATTTTGTTGCATCTGTTGTAATTGTTGAATTTCATTTCTAAATTCTATTTCAACTTGTTCTTGAGACATTAAAGATATGTGTTCAAAAATATTTTTTTCTAATGCAGCCATAATAGGAGGAGCATTTCTTGCAATGTTAGTTGCCATAAAATTTAAATGTGCTGTCATATGAGCTCTATGATCTTGTCCTGGGAATGCAGAGAATGGTTTCCCTGCAAGAGAGTCAATATGTTCTAGTGCAGGATCCTTTGGTGTGGGTTGATCTGGTTTAATTAAAATTTGGTCAATATTTTTTATTCCTAATGCTTGATACATATTTCTATAAACTTCATAAGTATTGTGCATACCCGGATTTGACATAGCCAATTGCAGCTCCGTTTGTGCGATAGAAATTCGCTGAGTTTGAGAGAAAATATTTGGATCTGCAACTGGCACTATATCTACTCTATCGTCAAAGTCAGCTTGTTTAATTACTCGCTGTGCTCCAACTACATCATATGGATATTCTGGAGGTAGATATAATTTGAATACTCTTGCTAACAAAGTAAACTCTTGTTTTAAAGCAGCGTAAATTCGTTTATGTATAGCAGACATTGTTCTGCTTCCTCTTTCAAGTAATGCAACAGTTGTTCCAACTGCAGCAGCTTGGTTACCATCACCAATATCTAAATCAGCTATTGATGCAAATCTTTGACCCGCTTGAACAACTACTCCCATCAAAGCAAGTAATGTTTGAGAAGGTTCTTTGTATGGTAAAGTCATAAAAGAATCTCTAATGTTTCCACCAGGAGCGTCTACATCTCTCCACTCACCTGGTTTAATAGATTGAGCGTCATCTCTAATTCTTATTCCTCTTTGTTTAAATCCAGCAGGTAAATTAGATAATGTTCCTGCATCTAATAATTGTCTAAGAGCAACTGTAGCTGTTCTTGATAAACCACCGATCATATGAATTAAACCAAATCCATAAAAACCTAACCCTGGTAAAAATTTAAAATGTACAAAGTATTGTATTTTTTCTTTTCTAGGATTGTTTTGTTCCCAGTTTCTTTTAATAGATAAAATTTCAGTACTACCTTCTTCAATAGTTACAATGTATGGAAGTTTTATTCCAGAGGGCTCACCAGTCTTGGGATTAATATCTTCAAATCCTTCAAGATCTAAATTAACATGACATTCTAGTAATGTATAAACATCTTCATCGTAAGATGTTTTACTAATTCCTTCTAATTGTCTTTCTTTTTTAGTAAGATCATTTTCAAAATCTTGAGTAGGTCCCATTAATTCTATGTCTCTATAAAAACCTGCAACTTGTTGTTTACGTAAATCATTTCCTGAGATTTTAATTACATGAACGATTGCTTCTGCATCATCTAAAGAAGTTGCTGAATAAGGAACAACTAAATCATCCGCAGGTACAAATTTAGATACTGCTCTTCCAAGAATTTCATCAAAATAAACTTTTTTAAATGAAGAACCAGCAAGTGGTAAATAAAATAACATTTGATCAAACTCTGGTTCATATTCTTTCATGACATCCATAATTTGATAGTTCATAAATTCTTTAACTCTATCTGCTTGTTCATCTTTTTCACGTGATGGAGCTCCGACACTTTGAGTTCTAACTGGTCCGTCTGCTGGTAATAATTCTTTGTAAGCTAAAGCTTGAAACTGAGTTACTGCTTCTGCAAGTACTGGGTGAGTTGCACCACTAGCTCCTTGAAATGGTTCTGTTCTATTTTCATATTTAAATCCTAAAAGATCTAAACCTTCTCTATAAGCTTTTTCCCAATCTTTTCTTGAAGCTTTATATTCTAAATAATCAGAAGTTAATTCTGCTCCTAAATTTCCAACATAACCTTCAGGTAAATATTCTGCAAGGTTTGCATTATGATCTAATGCTTGAGTTTGTTTCATAGCATTAGGATCAAAGTTTATATCAACACTTCCATCTTCATTTGGATTAATTTCTGCAGGTCCAGATTCCGTATTTTGGTTTTCATACGCTGGATCGACATTAACATCCTGTGGATTAGTCGATAATGGATTAACCTCGTTTGGTAACGCTTTGTCTATTCCCGCCATTTAATATTTTCTCCGATTGAACTACTTTAACCTTATTATAGGAAATATTCAAGCCTTGTGGGCATGGTCCTGATTTAGGTGGTATTGTAGTTGTTAACTTCTTTGGTTTTATCATTTTATTGTCCATTAGTTTAATCCTTCTTTTCCTTTTTCAATACTTTCAACACCAACAGGTTTCCAGTCTTCTTTTTTTAAAAATGTTCTTGTTTTAGAATCAAAAGTATCAAATGTTTCTACAGTTCCTCTCCCTGTTTCAGGATCTATTCTAAAACTATGTGTATACCTACCTGTCATATGACCTTTTTCAGGATCTGTAATAATAAAGGCATCATTTAAAGGATCTTCCATAGGAAACATTTTTTTAGATAAATTTTCAAATTTTAAATTTGGGTCTATTGTTTTATCTAATGCTTTTGCCATATCATCGACAGCATCATAAGCATGTTTATCTGCATATGATTTCATTTCATCTAATACGCCATGATATTCTTTTGGTAAATGTTCTTTTGCGTTTTGAATTTTTTGAAGTAATGTTTCATGTTTATTACCTTTGAATCCACCGGCATAAGGAGCTAATGCTTCTTCAGCTGCTTTTGCAATTCCTTCAGATTTAGCTGTGTAACCAAGCATATGTGTACTATTTTTTAATTCTCTTACACTATCAGAAATATTTCTTAACATTTTTAAGAAGTTTGCACTTCCACCAGTTTGAAAGCTTGCTCTTCCTCCTGTTGCAAAAGCATAATTACCTTTAAGCATTATACTTTTTTCTCCTGATAATTTATCTTTAAGAGCTCCTATTCCTAATGTTAAATTGTCATCATTATAATGATACCCAGCTCCAATAGAACCTGGCCCTTTATCAATTGTAAAAGTTCCTCTATCTCCTTCTGGAGTATAAGCTGCTCCATATCTTAAACTTTTATCACCATATGGATTTATTCCTTTTGAAATATAAGCATTATAATTTTCTCCACCATAACCAATCATTGGATTAAGTTGTTGCATATTATTTAAAAGAAGTTGTCTTAATTCTCTAATTCCACCAGTGGCTCCTCCACCTTCTTCTTCACTTTTATTTAATATAACATCCGGTCTTTTTTTAACATCCATAAAACCAACTCTAAGACCTTCTAATCCTTTTTCAGGAACATCTTTTGCTTTTTTACCAAAATATTCATCTTCATTTTTTATAGTTGGAATTTCTAAGTCATCATCTGATTCATCTTTATAACCAACTCTTCCTCCGGTTTTAAATTCAACTCCTGTTGGTTTTTCTTCTGCGTAATATTTTTCTTTTAACTTAGCATCTCTTTCCAATAATTTATTTAAAACATTTTGTTTATATTGTTGTTTCTCTTCTTGCGTCATGTAATCTTGAGGTCCTTCTACCGGGCCAAAATCAGTTACTGGTGGATATGGATTCATTGGTATTTGTTTTTTTCTAATTTCTTTTTCTATAAGATTATCTATTTTATCTTTTTCACTTAACATTTTATCTGCATACCATTCAT